ATCATGGCCTTGTTCACGGCGTCGGCGGTCATTGACTGGCCGGAAAAAGCGACGGCTTCACGATGTGTTTGTGAGTCGTCCGCGCGGCCGAAGAAGAACCGCCTGCGTCCGTGGAGGTTGGTGATTTGAGCGTAGTCTTTAATTTGCTGAATGACCCACCCGTGAAAAGCGGGGATGCAAGCGAAGGCCTCGAAATAGCGATGCTGGAAGTTGGCGATTATCGGTGTCGGCATCTTAGTGTGCATTGCCATTGTGTGGGGCTGGCCGAGGTAGTTGGTGCCGTGGCCGAGCTTCTTCGCGGTTTGGCGATAGGAGTCCTGACGGTAGAAGAGCTGCTCGGCGACCTTTTTGAACTCTTTAAGAGGTGCTCCCTCCTCTGGCCAATCAAGGTTGGTCCACGTCATGCGGGAAACAGTGGTATGAAGATCGCCCGACTCGCACGCGTCGAGGTATGATCCGGCGAAGGCTTCCCCAAACTGTTCAACAAAGACCTCCCAACAGAACGCGCCGAGGTTGCGCGAGTCGCCCTGTTCCAGATCGATGTTGATGAACTTCATTCCCTCGTCAGGGATGAAGATGGAACGGAGCGAGCGGTCGATGTTCTGTTGGTTTGTTCCAGTTCCGAACTCACTTTCACTAGAACTGAGTCGCCCGGTATTAGTACCAGCGATGTTAAAGTTCGCCCGCATCCGTCCGTCAGGGTCAATACCTGTTCGGAGGAACTGTAGTTTCTTATCAAGCTCCCGTAGGGCGATGACGTGATTGATAATTGGGATTGCCCAAAAATTGAACTGGAGTTTTTCCAGAGCGTCGCGATTAACCGTCGGAACATAGATGCCATTTGCGTTTCGCTTCTTGACTGGTTTGAGGCCGAGCACGTCGTAGAGGATATGCTTCATCTGCGTGTCAGAGCGGTAATTGATTTCGAGACCAAACGCCTCCCGGAACAATCGGCCGAGGCGGTTGGCGATGAAGTTGTGCTTTTCCTCAAATTCGCGACGGACGCTATCGCGCCGGGCGAGATCAACGCGGATGCCCCGCATCGACATTTCGAGGATTGGGGCGCGAAGATCGAGCGACCGTTGATAGATGAGAGCGGTTGGCTCGTCAAGTTGCTCAAGCAACTGGTTGAGGATTTCCAGTGTGACGCAACAGTCGAGGCCGTTATATACCCACTCACGCTCGTTGTGAGTTAGACGATCGAGATCGGCCTCGCTGATATAATCGGCGGTGTTAATGATTTTCACAGCGGCACTGCCGTGTAGGTGGAAGAAAGAAAATCGAAGTGGACTACCATTGGAACTAGTCCTTTGGCTTTTGCAAAATCGATCTCGGCACTTACACCGACACTATTAACCCACGCACCCTGTGGATCGTTGTAAATCCAGAACTCATCCGCGCGTGCGATCATCCACTTATTGTACTCGCTCCAGAATTCGAAGTCATGCCGAAGATTGAATGACTGGGCGAGCGGATAGCAGTGAATGATTGGAGAGTAGACCATCTTGCCATCGTTGAGTAGCTTCGCTACGACATAGGTAAGTCGTTCATACCGCTCCTGCATGACCTTGCGGTCGAAGTGGGTATGGGCTGAGACGAGGTAGATCATATTCTCCACTCCAGACCGCGCCGAGCGGCCTCTGCATTTAAGGCACTTGTAATTCTGTATAGGCGAATCTCAACAAACTCTTCGCCTATACGCAGGCGAAGAACAGGCTGATTGTGTGTCTCAGCAATGTCGACAAAATCAATATCAACATCGACCTCTTTTGATTGAAAGACTCTTTGCATCTCAGTCCTCCTTCTTCACTGTATGTTTCGGCCGCATGAACTTCCAACTCAATTCATCAGTATAGACGCTGCCCATGAAGGCGAGGCTCTTCTCCATTTCCGGCTGCATCGCATGGTGGAGCAGCATGATATCATCACTCGCATACGTGACAGGGATGCCGTAGGACATAAGGAGGAATTTCATATCGTAGTTAAAATTCTGACCCACAATCCTCGACTTTCGAAGCGCGCAAATATGACGTATCCACTCCCATACCGCAACTTCAGTATGAAGGTCGCCCCAATAGCACTTATCAGCTTTTGTCTCGTCTGTGATAGGAACGACGAGGCAGCGATCTTCGGATGGCGCAAAGCCGATACAAGTGATTTGATTGCCTGCGGTCTCAATGTCGATGGAGAGTGAGTCCGAGGGTGCAATGAATTGTCGTTCGAAGCTGAGTAGATCATCGTAGGATGGCTCGATGTGGATGAAGCGTTGCGGCCGCCGGACCTCGGGGAAGAGGGCTTCGCGGGCGGCCTTCTGGAGATCGGCGATCAGGACGGGGTATAGATTGTACTGACGGAGGATCGCAGTCGGGTGATAAGTGGGAATGACTTTAAAGGAGTTAAAGCCAACGGAAGCTGCGCCGCGTATTCGTTTGATGCCGGAGGTTCCCAATAACGCCCAGGCCGCGGTGGCTCCCATAGCAACGACCACTGTCGGATTGAAATGGAGGAGCTCTCGCTCCAAACGATCCAATTCCCCGGCGAACTCATTTCGGATAAACTTGCCTCGAAGGATGCTCGGACGATTTGGTATTGCAGTAGCCTTCGGGCCAGTAAGGTTCTTAATGTCATTGGTCGGCCTCGGCCGGAGATTGAAGACATTCGTTACAAGACACTTGCTGCGCTCGATGCCAGTCACTGCAAGGCAATGGTTGAGGAAGCGGCCGGTCGGACCGACGAATGGGAGGCCCTCGGCCTCCTCAGCCTCACCCCAAGCCTCGCCGACAAGTGCGATGCGGGGTTCACAGGTCGAGGTCAATTTGTCCATCTTCCTTGCTCCGCCATTCTTCAACCGCCGCAGCGTGGAACTCTGGGTTCTTCTCCAGCCCAAGCACCGTCTTCGCCCCCATATCCAATGCGGCGCGAACGGCGGAACCACTGCCGCAGGTGGGATCGAGCATGATTGTGTGCTCGTCCACTGTCATTCGCATAAAGTGTTTGAGCATCGGGAGGGATTTCTGGCTCATGTGAATGGTCTTCACTACCGGGGCGGCGAAACAATTGGCGACCGGCTGCACCACCTTACGGTCGCCTCGTGCGCAGAGGAAGGCGGTCTCGTAGACGCGGCGCGGACCCCGTGCGGGGTCAGGGAGAATGCCCGTGTTATCATCCTTGAACCAAATCAATGGATAGGGATTGACACGCCAGCCCATTTGCTCAAGGGCGAGTCGTGTTTCTGTGTGGAAATCCATTGCGTACCAGAAAATCATGTGGGCGCTGTCGGCGACGAGGCGCTCCATATTATCACCCAGCGCGGCGACAAGGGTCCAATAGATGTCGGGGCTGTCGGCGTATCCTCGATAGAATTTAGCCGCACCCTGATGATGTTTGTCTGCGTTGACTCCATATGGGAAATCGCAGTGGAGGAAGTTAAAACGCGGTCCGTCATAGCTTGGCGCCCATTCATGGAAGTCGGCGTTGATAAGTGGAACACTTGTCTCAATTATCTCTGCAATCGGATCGGGGCCGGCCGGTTCAGCCGGCTCGCCGCCGGAGATAACACGGACAATGTTTTCAGCTTCAGCCGCCTGCCGCCGTTCATCCGCCCGCGCGACAATATTACGGGCGACGGAGAATTTATCTGCGGCAAGTACAAGCTCGTTGCCGCGTTCCATTTCAGCAACAATGGAAATGCGCTGGTAGATGGCGCCGGAACTCATGGAGAGTTCGGCGGCTGTTAGCGCCACAGTGTGTTCAGGGTTATCTGCTAGACGAAGGTTGTGGTAGTTTACCACAGCGCGGCATTCGTCCTTCCACGGCAGCTCCATCCGCTTGATGTTCTCTTCAAGCTCAAGGAGCTGAAGCTGGTGGGCTGTGAGGTCTTCACGCGTTTGGGTTGGGATTGTGTCCCAGCCAAGGGAGCGGCACGCTTCGAGGCGGCGCTCACCGGCGATGAGTTCCATTGCGTCGTTAATGACGACTGCATTGATGAGGCCGATCTGGCGGATTGAGGATGCAAGCTCCTCGATGTTCTTGAGTTCCCGCCGCTGGCGGTTGTCACGGTCGATGATGATGGAAGAGATGGGGACGTTGCGGTACACTGGAGCCTCTCTTATTCGCCCGACTGAATATGACTGTTCACGCCCGTGCATACTTTATACCTGCACACAGGGCAAGTGATGACAAGATAGTCTCCATCACGTTGGTCGAACTTGTACGTCGCGTCCTTATAGTCGAAACCGAGTACTGATCGACATATTTGGCAAACCACTTCGTACTTCCTGTTCTCTATAACTTCTCCGGCCTTAATGATTCTTATTGCCATTTGTGTTCTCCAGTCGAGGTGGGGAGAGCCGAAGCTCTCCCCAGTATCGATCAGCTGAGCGGCATTGTGGACTTGACGTCGGCGAAGAAGTTCTCGGGATTGCGGGTGTCGGGGCGCAGGCCGACTTCGACCTGGCACTGGCAACCCTTGCACATTCCGAGCAGCTCCATCAGCGACTTGTTCGCGTCGAGCTTCAAGTGATCGACGAGGAAGTTGCGGAGGTTCCACTCCTCCCGCTGGAAGGCGGCCTCGCCATCCGTGGCGGTGTTGAAGATGAACGACTTGCGGACGCGAACGCCCTTGGCCCCGCCTAACTTCTTCAGCTCTGCCGTGTCGACGTCGTCCAGTGCCTGAACGCCCTGGAACGAGACATCGATAATCTCGAACTCGCCCTTGTCGGACGACCGCTTCTGGACCTGCGGGTTGTCGATGATCATCATGACATAATTGCCCACCGGCGGAAGCGGAGGCTTCTCGATGGTGGAGGCTTTCTTGTTTGCAATTTCTGCGAAAGACGGCATGGATGGTTCTCCTTGGTTTGCCGGTTACTGGCTCTTCAGTTGCTCGAACAGGGTAGCCATTCCTGTTTCGAGAGGAAGCTCCTTGCTGATCGCAAAAGGCTTCTCATTCTTGAGGTCGAGCATACCGTTGGTGACGGTGCGGATCACTCGGCGGGCGGTGTCACCCCGCCCGGTAAGCTCGGCGAGGACGAAGTTGTTGAAGAAGGAGGGAATGATCGGGCCGATGGCGCTGCCGATTGCATTGGCGAAACCCTTCGTCTCAGTCTCGTTGTATTTGATGTGAGTGCAAACGATGACGTTGGTGCGGAAGCTCTCGCTGGTGAGGTTTTGGAGGAAGGCGATGATGGCGTCCTGGGCAAGTTTGTATATCTGCCGGTTGTCGGCGATGGTTGGGTTGAGGCGGCGCTGCCATGCGAAGCTGGCTTCGCCAAGTCGGGTGAGACTGTCGATGACGAGGATAGTATCGGCACCCCACTCGGCCGGATTGGAGTCATCGTCGGGCCACTTGTCCAGCGCTTTCATTGTGTTGATGTATGCGGTGGGTGCGCCCTGCACAGCTATGCCGGCGGGGGTTGTGTGGTATTTGTCTCGGTAAGAGACAACTTCCACATTGTCGATTTTCTCGGGGCACTCATGGAGGACGTACTGCTTGAGGATACCGAAACCGTTGTCGAGGTCGATCATCTTGATCTTGTAGCCGGCCTTGACGAGGGAGACAAGGCTGCCGGTTTTGCCGGCGCCGGAATTGCCGACGTAGAGGATACGGATGAAGTCACTCTCACTGTTGGCTTGAGACATCTTGGGCATCATTGGACTCCATTTGTGTTGCGAGGATGGCGAGCATATCGGCGGAAACCTGAAGCACAATGGACCAGCCAATTTGGCCGACCTTCTCACAGTGCCCTTGAAGGCGCATAAGCTCGGTACGCACGGCGCGGATATCCTTTGCCGAATACTCGGTGCCGTTGATGGCGACGGTCCTCATAAGGACTGCTCTTGCTTCTGCTTGAGGTAGGCTCGCGCCTTGCGGTCGCGCTCCTCTGCCTCACGGGCGAGGATATCGCGCTTGGCCTTTTCTATCATGGCGTCGAGCTCCTCGTTTGAGACATCGGCGGCTACCTTTCGATGAGTGGATTCCACGGCACGGCCCTCTTCGAGATGTTGGAGTCAAGAAACTTCTGGCGAAACTGCCTGGGCTGCCTGCACACTTTGCGGAAAGGGCAGCCTCCGTAATTACCGCAGGCGGTGAAGTTCATTGGGAAGACTTCCATATCGCCGGTCTGGGCGTAGAGGATGGAGTAATAACGTATCTCCTTAATCTTCGCCATGATGTTGGTATAAAATTCTTCCAGCTGATCTTCCGTGCGGTAGGTGAACCCGCGCATGAAGCGGGAGAAACCGACGGCGACCTGGGCAATGTCGATCATAACTCCCTTGATTGGGGCGGAGTAGATTGCTTTGCCGGCAAAGGTGTAGAGGGACATCTGGATGTCCATATCATAGGCCTCGAATGAGGCGGCGGACACAGTGCCTCCGGTGGTCTTCTGATCCTGGACGAAGAAGGAGCCATCGTATTCTACAATGCGATCGTTGTGACCGCAGAGGATAATGTTGTTGTCGGCCTCGATTTTGAAAGAGAACTCCACCGCCGGGCGACCGTCTGCTGCGACCATGGTTTTGAAGTCGGAGTTTTTGAACTCTTCAAGGTACCAGATGATGGTCCGGATGAGGTTCTCCCGCGTCTTGGCGGAATGGTGGAACTCAAGCGCGTGGCCGGTGCCGGGGCGCCGCTCCTTGTTGGCGTCGAGATTGTGCACCCACGACTCGATCATTGTGCTTCGCACTACGGAACGAAGGGCCTCGTTATGCGTGGCGCCGTCGATGACGGTCAGCTTGTGGTAGGTTTCCAATGCCTTGGCGTAGAGGCCGCCGAAGATGAGGTGGACGGAGGACTGGCCGTCGGAGTACTGGCCGATCATGGTGAAGAAATAAAGGCGAGGGCAAGCGAAGGCTGCCTTCAAAGAAGTGGAGTCCCATGCGAATTGGGCGCCCTGCGCGTCGAAGGATGATGGGAGCTGGTTCATTTCACACATCTTTCCAGATAAGATTGGGACTGACCCAAAGTGTTATTTCACCATCTGAATCTTTATCAAGCTTATATCCGCCCGTACTGGTTGATATTGTGTCTGCGTGTTGGATATATTTCCATGAATTTTCAAGACTTTTCAGCGCAACAGTTTCGTCGCTGAACGCGATAGGGTTCATAGCAGCAAGATGCGGCGCGAATTTAGCTATTCTCTTTGGCAGCTGACTCACGGTCACACCTCAAAATCATCAAGGCTGAGCTTGAGCCGTTCCGCTAACGCATTGCCCTTCTCAACCTTCTTCGCCGCGGCGGTGCTGGTAGTCTGCTTCGTCGCGAGGTTGAAGCTGAGGCGGTTCTTGCGGTAGTGCTCGACGATGGTATCGAAGCCCCGGTCTTGGAGGAAGAGTGGATCGGTTTGGAACAGGTCAGTGATGGAGTTCTCACTCATTGGTCTCGTCCTCGTTTGATTGCCAGCCACACTCGGGACACCAAAACGGCGCCTCGGTACAGGCGAAACACGGCGGGGAAAGATGACAACTGCAATTCTCACTCGGTTTTATTTCGATAACGCCGGGACAACCATTGCGATTGCACAGTTGCCCATCAATGTATCCTACAATGTCAGACATCAAATTCAACCTCGACTTTCTTCTGCGACGAACCGAGCTGCTTCTCCACTCGTGTGATGTAGGCGTCGATGATGCGGCGGAGAGTTTCACTCACCGGGAGGTTGGGATGGAGTGCTGCGAGCTGGTCGATCTGGCCGGCGAACAGCTTGAAGGTGTGCTTAGTCAGCGGCTTTTTCTTCATTGTTCCTGATCCAAAGTTCTGTTTCGGGCTCGACCGGCGATGGATGGAAAGACAAGCGAGAAAGCTCCGGCTTGTCTTTGCGTACATCGTAGAGGCGCTGGCGAAGACGATGGACTGAATTGGTGCGGAGGGTAATACCGAAGGGCTCCGCCAGCGCTTGGTAGAGGAGTTCAAGCAGCTGCAAGTTTTGCGTCTGCCGATCCAATGGATTAGTCCTCGAAGTCTTCGACCGGGGACTCATCGGAACTGAAATCGTACTCGACCTCTATGGAGGGGGCGTTGCCGTTCTCCATTACAATCCGCGCGATTACTGGGGTACCCCCGGCGAGCATGGCGAGAACGTCTTCGCAATCTTCTTTGGCGATGTAGCCGACGAAATGCTCGATTTCTTCCGGGTCAGTCGCGATGACCTTGATCGCGTTGGGGTCGTATTTGTTGGTGGGCTCGGGCTCGAGTCGGAGAATGGAGCCGACGGTCTGCTGCAGAAGGCAAACCTGCGCGTCCATTGGGCGGAACTTGGCGCCGCGAAGGACTGTGATCATTTGATGGCCTCGTTGATTGGATGGAAAAAGCGGGAGGAGCCGAAGCCCCTCCCTAGTTTGCGGTCCCGGCGTGAGAGGAGTGCGCCGGCGCCGAAATCAGAACTCGATCGAGTCGGCGAGCTTGTTGCGCTTCTTGATGATCGAAGCGGCCTCGGCCTTGACCTGATCCGTGTCCATCAGCTTGGCGATGAGGGCGTCGTACTTGTCCTTGCCCTGGGCCTCGATGTACTTCGCCTTCGACGTGCCCTTGGAGGCAATCTTGGCGTCGACCAGCTCGGTCGCGATACGCTTGGCCTCGCGCTCCACCGGATCGGTGACACGGCCGCCGCCGACGGAGAACTCGTACGACTTGGCGTACTCGTTCAGCTTGGCCTGCAGCGCGGTGACTTCCTCGGCGGTGAGAGTCTCACGCTCGCCCTGAACCTTCTTCACTTCGCTGGCGAAGTTGTTGCGGATGTTCTCAGCGCGGGTCTGATTGAGGGCCTTTGCCTCCATCGCGTTGATGGTGTGGCCCTCTGCATAGACGTCGGTGACGTCGAACAGCTGGCCGGCGATGGTGATTTTGCGGTCGTTAGTTGCCATGAAAAGGGTCTCCTTGGTTGGTGGCAAAACGATTTTGACGACACATATTCGCATAGACTGGGCGGGTCGTCAACACCCATTTTCAGGAATTGTATGGCGGATGTACCGTGTACACGGGCCATATCATGACTGTGGATTGGTGGGCGCCTCCATCTTAACTTCAGTGAGATAATTCTCCGACCGGACGTAGATGAGTTCCTTCTGCGCCCGCGTCTGGATCACATAGCGGAGGTTGGGCTCCTGCCCGCGCTCGCCGATGAGATGCTCGTCAAGGAAGAAGACGGTCTGGAATTCGAGGCCCTTCGACTTGTGACCAGTCATGAGTTTGATCGGCCCGGCCGAATTGAAGATGCGGGTCACGCGTGCCATGACGTCGGCAAGGTCCTTGGCGCCCTCGCAGAAGACAAGAAGAGACTGGTGAAGGTCATTCAGTTTGTCGCCGTCTTTCTTCTTCTGCTTCTCGCGCTCAATGTAGAGTTCGATTGCAAGTTCGACCTGATCGATCGGCATCGATGGTTGCCCGAGCTTCTCGAAGATTTTCAGTATACGCTTGGCGAGGTCGGTGCCGACGATCTCCGGATAGCGGCCGTCGCGGAGTAGTTGCATAGCGAGAGAAAAGAGCGGGGCGTTGTTGCGGCAGATAATTGCAGCAAAATCGGGGATATCCTTGGCGCCCCACCCCGTGAGCTGGCGTACCTCGCCTTCTATAGCCCACTCCGGCCACTTCATGTGAGGCGCCCGCCAGTGAGCAGCACGGATGACAGCCCGGGGGCAGCGGAACGATATACTGAGAATGAGTTCTCGCATCTTGAAACGCTCCTTGAGGAGGTCCATCGAGTCTTCATGAGCGCCGCGGAAACCGTAGATGGCTTGGCAGGAGTCACCCACTGCGATGACGCGAGCGCGCCCCGCCTTCGAAAGCTTGAACAGCATCTGGTGATTGAGGGCGGACAAGTCTTGTGCCTCGTCCACAAAGATGGTAGGGAAGTATGGGAAGGTGCATGGCCGGAAGACGGTGGAAAGTAAGATTTGATCGTCGTAGTCGATCGTACCCTCGAGGCCCTGCTTGATGTTCGTGATGGAACACTCGATGATGCACCGGCGCTGGTTTTCGCTTGGATTGAAGTCGAGCCACTCAAAGAACTCGTCGTCGGAGCAGAGGCGGGCGTGGAAGGATGGATTGTAGATTGCGTCAGGCACCCAACCCACTGTTTTACCACTTATGATCGCGTTGAGGGTCTCCTGATAGTCGTCCCAGAATTCCTCCCTCTCATCTTCCTCGATGTTCTCGCGCGTCCAGGCATTGAAGATGTTGTAGTTCTTTCGTCCCTCAAGGGTAATGCGTTTGCGGATGAACGCACTCCACGCACGGTGGCCGAGAGAGTTAAGGGTCTGGGCCTGACACCAAGATGGAAGACGCTCTTTCATTTCGATGGCGATCTTCTTGTTGAAGGCGAGGCAGAGGATAGACTGGTCGACGAGGGCCTCGGCCATGAGGACGAGGGTGGAGGTTTTGGCCGCGCCGGCGAGGGCGGAGATAAGGAGGTTTTCTTGTGAAGAAGTGGCGGCCTCGACAATGGCGAGCTGCTCGGGGGTGGGAGTGAAGGGCATTACGGTGGCTCCTTGCAGTGATGGGATTAGGGTTTGGGCTGGCGCTTGGGCTTTACTACAGTCCCATCAGCATTGACTCGCCAATCAGTGATGAGTGCGCCCATTAACTGGAGTTGATAGGCGCAGTTTCTTGCCAGTTCACGGGCGCGCACAGTGCACGTGGGACTGTTGGCGATGCCGTGCAGTAGAGCCTGTGCCATGCGGAGATTGCCACACATGCGATTGTGCTCGTGTTGACGCAAGCGCTGCGTCATGTTGGAGGGGACTTTACGCTGTTTAGCCATGGTCTTCGACCAAGCCAGCGATGGTCTCAAGCGACTCCTGCACTAGAAGTGCGTCGCCTCCGTGGAAGGTGATGAGGGTTGCCGTCTCCATAATACGCTCGTGTGGCTGTTTGTGAAAGTCCTCATTCGTGAGAACTACGCCGATGGTGCGTTGCTCCATGAATGAAATGTGGTCGGGCTTGATGTAGACTGGCTCGCCGTGGTTGTTGGTGGTAGCGCGGTTGCGGGCGAAATGCGTGAGCTTGAGCATGAAGAGTACTCCTTAGAAAGGGATTTCGTCGGGGTCTAATTGCGGTGCCAGACTGCATTCGATCTGCTTGAGATTGTGCTCAGGGGCGCCCTTCGTGAGGACGTTCCACGTTTCGTAGGCGTCCTTAATGGCCGCGGCAAGGCTCGTATCATTCTTGGTAACCTCAATTGTGGCGCCGTTGGCAGTTTTCTTGAGCGCGATGTGCCACTTGTTAAGTACGCTGCCAAACTGCCTCGGCGATAGTATAGTGACTCCAATGCCATTGCGATTGAGTTCTTCCAGCATTTCGATCATTGTCTTACTCCTTGTTGAAGAGGGGTTCACAAAGGAGAAGGTCCTTTGCGTCGCGGGGGCGCTGCACTCTGTTGAGGCCCTCGAGTTGCGGATAGCCCTTGCCGACGGAAGCATAGCCGGCGCGGAAGAAGAGGAGAAACTTGTTGGCCTCGTTGAAGTCTTCGGCCTCGAGAGAGACACGCTCGGCGCGGCCGTTGAGGGTGAGGATTGCGGTGAAGGCGGGCATTAGATATTCACTCCTTCATATCCGTGATAGGTTGCTTTGTTGGTGATGAGGGTGGTGATTGGCGCATCCAGGAACCAAAGCGTCGTGTCGTGCACAGTAAAGTGCTTGGCATCGCGCTGTGGCCGGGTGTCATAATAGACGATCCGAAAGCACCAGATCGGCTCTTCAGTATGGGCGTCGACGCCTAGAATGAAGGCGTCACAAACAGCCCAGCGGGCGTGTTGTTCGAGGTAGATGTGGGCGCCGGTTTTAACGCATTCCATCGTCGTTATCTCCATAAACCAATTCTGGCGCGAAAAGGCCGATAATACCCAACAGCAGGAATGCAAGTATACCTGCATCCAAGGCATTACCACCTATAAAAATTGTTATAGCGGATGCAACCACACCAATAACAACGCCAACTGCAAAGTGTTTCATCGGCATTTCACTCTCCATGCTCCGGCAGCCTTCCGTCGTCATTATACGCGGAGGTTTCGATTGCGTCAACGCCACCAATCCACTCGGCGGCGTCGTTGCGGATGGAGTCCTCAATACTGTCAGTGGTTTCGAAGGAGGAGAGGGCTGCGCCAATGGCGTCAATAGTCTTATCGTGCTCGGCGATCTGTTGCTCGATGAAACGGCGCTCTTCGAGTAGACGCTTCCGTGCGGCAGTCAGAGTCTCGTGCTCGCCTATTAAGTACCGCTTGAAACGGTGGTCGACTGGTTCAGTAGACGTTTCAGAAACGCCCATCATATACTTGTCGAGCATTGGCTCAGATTTACGCATGATGCTGAACATGGTGGTCTCCTTAGAGGTTGAAGTCATCGAGGGAAAGTTCCGGGATCGGCGTCTTGATATGGCGCTCTTGCGTGAAAGATACTGGGCGCTTTTTGCCGAGTGGTAGTTGGCGGGAGTAGGTGAGGTGCAATTGGGCAAAAGCACTCTCAACGTCTGGGCCGACACCTTTGTACCACCAGTCTCCGTCGAGGGCCATGACCTCCCACGAAGTGGAGTAGGGGTAATAGCGGACGTCGATAACGGTCCAAGAGGGGTTAAGGGTTATGGTGATCATGTCTTTTTCCGGAGTACGAGTTCGTAACCAAGTGCACTCGCGACGTCGGTAAATGGAGTAAGCCGCGGATCACCTGCGCGATACCAAACGCGCAGTGTGGAAATACTGTATCCGGCGCGCTCGGCAATTAACGGAAGTGAACTCTCGGCGAATATCAAGTCCATCAGTTGCGCGACGAGCGGGTTGCTGAATTGGAGTGGTTCTCCGCTGCGAAGCTTGCGCTTCTGTTGAACGACAGCGCGCCATTGGCGGCGCTTCTCGAAAAGGGCGCGAATAGCTTCAAAGTCGGCCTCAGTCCAACGCAGTCGGCGGCCGACTTTAGTTCCCTTTGGGATGACGCCTTCTGCTCGCCATTCGATAATGAGATCGGAGCGGATGCCGAGGCGCTTTACGATTTCAGTGGTTGTGATGGTCATTTGAGGCTCACAAAGGCACAGATACAAATGGCTA